GGCCTGTGAGGAAGTTTGAGATTGCTCTTAACTTGTCATATTTTGGAGTGTTACACAATAAGGATGATGCTAAGGAAATGCATGGCTTCTTGAAAATTTTCCAAAAGGTGGTTAGTGAGGAGATAAAGATGAGGGATGCTAGACCAGAACACATGGGAACAAAATCTACATCTGCAGAGAAGCTGCGTTCACATGAATTCAACACCAACTTTGTCTGCGCAATTGGAGACATGCTTAAGAATAAACTCGAAGAAAAACATCCAGATTGCAAGAGCTGGCTGTTGAACAGAGGTGTAGAAAGGTTGCTAGGTAGAGATATTGAGAAGTTAGCAACGATGAAGAAGTCAGCTGCTGGTGATCTTCAGAGAGAAGAGCACCTCAGTGAGGAAAGGGAGAATGACAGAGTCACGTGTCTCGAGGCTAGTGTTCACTTGATGGAGAAAGGAATAGACTACAAGGTGATGAAGCAAGTTGGAACGTTAGCATGTCAAGTTCAAGACGACTATGGTGGCATCGTTAGCAACCTGTTTAAGAAGCTTCAAATCGGAGGAGTGAGAGAGATATTTGTCCTTGAGTTCAGATGCAGAGTGGTCGTCCATTTTGTAGAGACTATCTGCAGAGTGGTTTGTGATGAGATGGACAATGAAATGCTGACTAAAGGAGACAAGAAGCTATCTAGAACAGATGCACACTTCAATGACGTGATGTCCAGATTGAAGCCAAGCAGATTGTCTGCTACAGTAATCAATTCTGATGATGCCACCACTTGGGCTCAAAGGTTTGTTATGCCTGTATTTGGATGTTTCCTTAGTAGATTGCTTCCCGATGAGTTCATTGAGCCAATAATGTGTGTGTTAAATCTTGTCACAAATAAAAAACTGGAGCTTCCACATCAGCTGCTAGACCTGTATGACAAACATCCTGATGTTGTCGGCTTTGATGACGGAATGAACGAGATGAAGGATCAATACATGGGCCTGAGCAAGTTCACTGACTTACTAAATCCGAGGTCTAGAATGCTAAAGAATAGATCCAACATGATGCAAGGAATATTGCATTACACGTCTAGTCTGCTTCATTCTGGATACCTGTACCTTTGGGAAAAATTCTCCATGGATGGCTTGAAATATCAGATATCCAAGATGTACTCGCTAGAGTCTAATGACTATCACATCATATCAACGACAAAAGTGTCCTCAGATGACTCATCATGCATTCTCTCTGTTGTTGTGGAAAAGGATCCCAAGAACGCTAGCCAGAGACAGGCGAATCAGATTACAGAAGGTAACTTGAGATTGATGATGAGTGTCTACACTGAAGCAAAG